TGGCTTTGATGCTTCCCCCAAGGGCTCGGCGTAGGTGTTGATCAGCCGCCCCGACCCTTCCTGCGGATTGGCACCCGGAAACGACGATAGCGGAAACGGGATTTGAACCGGTCGCATCAGTAATTCACAAACCGAAGCGGTTCATAGGTCGGACGGCCGCGCGAGATGATCTTGAGCGACTTCGCCGCCGCGCCGGCCCCGACATCAACCGGACCTAACCCGCCGAGCCCCTTGTTGACCGCGTCGATATATTCCTGCCCCGACAAGCCGATGTCCTTGGCGGATTCGCCGAGAACGATGTCGACAAGATCAGAGAACCATGTGCCGGGAATATTGTCGGCATCCGCGACGAAACAGATTTCAAGGCCAGCGATCTTGCGGAAGATCGAATCCAGATTTTTCGATACGGTCTGAAAATCATCGACATCAACCGCCTGCCCGATCGACAGCACGCCGGCCCGAGACAATACCTCGAGCACGAGATCGGATGACGATCGATAAGGTGAATTGACGGCCATGGTTTACCAGGGCAACTGGTTGAAGCCGTGGCGAATCCAGATGTCGGCAAGCTGCGCCTGCGTCAGTTCGTCCTGCTTCGCCAGATCATGCAGCTTGGGCATGAACAGATCGCGCATGAAGTCGAAATCATCCGTGCCGACACCGCAGACGTGCTGCAGATCGCGGTCCCTGCCGAGCCGCGCGACCAAATCCTCGGCGTGCTGGATGGAAGGAGTTTTCATCCATTCCACGAAATAGCCGCGGTATTCTTCCGCCGTGGTCGGCTCTTTCGCCGGATCGCGCCTGGCCTTGGCGTTGCCGACGCTGAACAGCTTGTTCTCGCGCGCGCGGGCGATCAGATGCGCGTTGAGCTTCTCGCGCTCCGTGCCTGCCGCATGGCCACGAACTTCCTTCGCAATATTGGCGTGAAAGGTGTGGCCCGCCCAGGTCACATGCGAGGGATCGCCCAGACCCGGCACGTAGGTGATCATCTCGACCACCGGAAGAACTTCCAGTTCCGGCTGCTCTTCGACGGTTTTGGTGGACTGTCTTGCCATTCGGTATTCCTTCAAAAGGGGAGGCGCCGGCCGATCGCGGAGGATGGCCGGCGCCTCCGGTTACAGGTCGTTGTTGGGCACGTACTGGATCACGCAGGTGATGGCACCCGTTGTCGCAGCCGTACCGGTTTGCGCATATTTGGCCCAGAGTGTCACATCGCCGGCAGCGGTCGCGGCCAGCCCGAGACCGGCTGCCGAAGTGAGATGCAGGATACCAGTTGCGAGAGGATTTCCAGAAATACCCGACGCCACGATCTCGTTGGCACTCGCCTTAGTCGTTCCGAACGTTATGACATTCGTCGTGGACGCATTGAACGCGGTCGTGACATGGCAGTCGACAGCATAGATGTAGGAATTCTGACCGAGTGCGCCGAACATCTGCGCCGCACCAATGTTCTGGTCATTGAAGTTGATCGTCAGGCGGTAATAGTGCATCTGCTGCGTGCCGATATCCCGCTTCGACATGATGCGGGTCTGGTCGACTTGCAGCGCATATGCCGCGCTCAGGGCAAACGCGCTCAGCAGGAACGCTGCCAAGGCGCGGAAGATTTTCGCTTTCATGGATGGCCTCCTACGGCCGAAGAGATGAGTGAGAGGAAAGGCGGCGCGGCCCTGTTGACCGCGTCGCAATGGCTCAGACGGTCAGGCCTTAGTTGTCACCAACCGCCGCGAAGAAGCCTGTGTACACGCCCCAGTCCTTGAAGTTGTTGGTGGCGTTGAGCTTGGCGACCTTGCCGATCCCGTAGCACATCTCGACACCGACACCGCGGATGAACTGGTAGTCGTCTTCTTTCCGGAACGTGGGCGTCGGCATCTCGCCCCAGCACCAAGCCTGGGCGCACTGCCCGCACAGATGGGCTGGCGCGACCTGAATGCCGGCCGCACCTGCGTTGGTGTAGAACACCGGCAGACGTAGCGACAGTTCGGGAATTTCCCGGATGATCACGCCATTGTAGAGCAGATCGCCGTCGACGAAGATCGGGTTCTTGAGATAACCCTGTTGCTCACGAGCGCGGCTGTTCTGGTTCGCCGTCTTGATGTCGTTGTCGTTCTGCGCGTCTCGGAACTGTTCCTGGCCGACGAACAGCACGAACCATTCCGTTCCGTTCTCCTTCAGCTTGTAGGGCCGGATGCGGGGGTTAGCTTTCTTCGCGCTCCGCTTCATCCGGTTGATCAGCGCACCCGATAGCGTCATCGCGCCCGTGATATTCGCCATTGAGCCCGCGAAGTTGCCGGCAATGAGGTTCGCGGTATTGCCCGATCCGATCAGCAGACGATCGGCATTGTCCGTGATCCAGGTGTTGCGCTGGGCGGCGGTCGCAGCATCGAACAGGATGCCGTTGACGCGCTGGCCGAGGTTGGAACCAAGACCCGCCGGCGCGGCCTGCGAGGGAATCGCGTAGAAGCCGTCGCAGATTTCGTCGCGCTGTTTTTCCTGGCCCCAATCGACCAGCTTCGGGCGGAACTCGCCAAACAGATCGACCGACGATTTGTTCTGGTCGGCCTTGTTGATCGCAACCGCATGGCGGGCGAAGTCGACCCAGAACCGGGTTCCCTGGTTGTCGAGTATTTCCTCGTTGCCGACCAGCGGGCCGACACCGACGCCCTGGGCATTCAAGCGAGCGCTCAACGGAATGTTGATCTGCTCGCCGCCCATTTTCCCGCCCTTGTCGAGATCGGTGATCACTCGAATGATCGAGTTTTCCGCCGGTCCCATGTAGGCCGAGAACAGATTCTCGCGGACGTATTCCCGGTAGATCTGCTTCCGGAATACGATCAGTTTGTTGTTTGCAGCAGTGGTAGTGAGCGCCATGTTGGCGGTGTCCCTAAGGTGAGGCCCGCGCCAGGACAGCGTTAGATTTCAAACCGGCACTTACTCCTGGTGGATACTTCCACCAAGGCAGGCTTCGTCATTTTGGAAAATCGCGTCTCAGCGCCAGGCGGAATCGGCGATCGATTGATCCGAGCCATCGCCGGCGGTGGCATCAACGCGGCCTGTGCCGACGTTGGAACCCTGCGCGCCGTTCAATGACTTCGGCAATCGCGTGGTGGTGCGCGGTCTGCCATCATCCCCATTCGCCGCTTCTCCACGCATGTCGGCGAGGAGAGCTTTGCGAAACTCGGGGTCCTTGAGGAGGGATTCGCGGGTTTCCTTGGCGACGCGCTCACGATATGCAACAACGTCGTCGCCGACTTCCGCACGCGTGGTTTCGCGCCTGTGCCAGTTCACCAACGCTTCTCCTGGATTCGGAGAAGCATAGATGCGCTGGACCGTGGCACGGGCATCGGGATCGGTCGGGTTGAGCGCATTGACGGCGCTCCAGGCCTTTTCGAAGGTCTCTTTGTGGAGCCCATGTGCGATGGCCATCGAGTTCTCGACGCGGAGATTCGCAAGCTGTGCATCTCGCGCCGATAGTTCGGCCCTGAATCCCTTCTGCAGGTGCTCGGCAAACCCTTTGGGGTCTTCGAAGATGTCCGGAATAACTTCTGGCTTGGGCGGTTCAGCAACCTTGGTTTCGGTTCGCGGCGCTGTCTTGAGTGCCGCGATCTCCCGCTTCACCAGATCGAGTTGGGCCTTGCTTTCTGCCTGGCTTCTTTCGAAGGCGGCTTTCAGCGTGTCCCGCTCGGTTTCCGCAGCGCGGGCGCGTTCAGTTGCTTCCCTTAACCTAGCCGGCGGAACGCGGCCTTGCGGCTCTTCCACTGCGCGCTTTGGTTCAACCTCAGGCTCCGGCTTTTTCGTGCCGTCGCCTTCCTCGCCGTCCGACTCCTCGTCACCTTCGGCGTCTTCGCCCTCGGTTACCTCGTCGCCGTCCGCTTCGTGCTGGCCTTCCAGACCTTCACCCTGTTCCTCCAGCGAACGATCGCCGGTGGCATCGAGTGCATCCGTCTCTTCGTTACCCCATGCATCTCCCGCGATTTCCCTTTCGGTTGCGATGATCGCTGCGGAGATCGGGTCGTCACTTTCCCTCGCCATAATGGCATACCTTCTTCAATTTCGCGTTTCGTCGCGAAGGACGGCAGTCCACATTTCCTTAGCGTCGCGCAGAAGAGGCCGATGCAAAGAACGCCGGGACCGTGATTGAAGCGTTGCGCCGTCTGGAGGACGCCTGCCGCGGGGTTCAAGTCGGCACCCCGTGATTGGCCGTGCGCCGTTTCGTGGCGCGGACGAAAAGGTTAGTTCGGGCGCATCTCGTTCGGCTGATCGTGATCGCCGAGAGCCTGCTGGTTCTTTTCAAGCATCGCGAGGGCCGTTTGCAGCGCACCAACCAGCATCTGCGCCGCCTGCGGCGAACAGCGCAGATGCGCCGTGCAGCCCATATCCGTGATCACGGAACCATCGGGCTTTGGCATTAGCATCCGCGCCGACAGTTCGACCTCGATATTGCCGGCATAGGTTCCGAACACCGGCACACCGTCGAAATAGACCAATGGTGCGGCGCCGACGTTCTTGAGCAGCGGCAAGGGTGGGGCGGACATGCCATCTTTCGGTCGGGTTGACATTACGGATGCATCCCTGGTGGTTGTTGTGGCTGGCCTTGTGGCGCGCCCTGCTGCGGCGAATTAAGGAACGGCGCCATGATCTTGTGCGCCTCGAACAAGGAATCCCGCACGAATTCCGCCGCGGCCAGATGCTGATTGTGCTGCGTATGCCCGATGCCGGCGCGCTTCTCTTCGGCGGTCGCTGCGGCCTGATCGGCTCCGGCGAGCGTCTTCTGCGTCTCGGCCGCCGTCTTGGCGTTCTTGCCGGCCAGCGCTTCCAACTGTAGGCGCTTCGCCATTTCGGCGGCGGGATCGGGCGGCGGCGGCTTTGGCGCCAGCATCTGCAGCAGCCGATCCTTGTCGCTGCGCGAGAGGTTCGGGTCCATCTCGATGATGGCCTGCGGCGGGAACGTGCCCGGCGGATATTTCGACAGCTTGTCCGACATTTCCTCCATCATCGACGTGATGTCCGGACCCATGTCGAGCACGATATTGACGTCGAGCGATCCGACCGCATTGACGATGACAGAACGTCCCCACTGGTCGAGATCGACACCGTTCAATTGGATGAATTGAGCCACCTTATCGTTGGAGTTAACCCTGATCCAACGCTCCGCGGTCCAGTGCCGCTGCACGGCGTTCCAGATCTTCCGATAGAGGTCCAGCTTCCATGACCGATGCGACAGCACGAACGGGGCAAGCTCCGCCATGCCGGGCTGGCGTAGCAGCTCGATCGCCTTGCCCGAGATGTTGGTGATGCCGCCGGGACCGGTCATGGCCGCCAGATCGGCATTGGCGAAGCCATCCATCTCTTTCTTGGCGTCGTCCGTAAACGACGAGAACGTCGCGATATCGGGATGTGTGTCGTCGACCTCTAGCGCAAAACCCTTGTTCTTTTCGACCCATCCATCATGTCGGGCCAGTTCGCGACGCGCAATCTCGACGTCATCGACCGCACCCTTCTCACTGATAGCCCGCCGCGAGTTCGCCAGCGCCAGCAGTTTGGACTTACCCTGATTCAGGGCATCCTGCGGTCCCTTGAAGTTGCGCACAAAGGAATAGCGGTCGCCGTCCTGATCGATGGCAGTCGCGAACATCGAGAAACTTGACTCGCTGTTACCACGATCATCAGCGAACGGCGACACGCCTTCCTCGAGCAGCACATTGGCGCAGTAGAAGGCCCAGCACCATTTACCGCGATGCTTGTACCAGTGCTCGATCATGCGGACGCGTCGCTGCGACAGGATGAGCCACTTGATCTCGCGATCGGGATTGGTGGTGAGATCGGAATCCCCTTGAAACAATCCTTCGAGCTGCTCCCGACGCCCGGGGAACATCTCGGCCGCGGCCTCGACGTCCAGCCACTTCATGATGCCTTCATAACGGACATCCTTGAAGTTGAACTGGTAGGAGCGCGGATCATAGAAATATTCATCGCCAACTACGGGATGAAGGCCGACGTCCGGATCTCCCTTGTCACCCTGCTGCAGCACCAATTGCACGCCGGAGATCGCCTCGATGCCGGCCTGCAGCAATACGGCTGGTTCGATCGTGTTCTTGAACTGATTGGCGTCGCAGACGTAGCGGATCGATTGCGTCGCGATCTCGGCACCCTGCTCACTCTTCGGGTTGCGTCCGACCGCCTTCGGATCGCATCGCATCCGCTCGACCTGGCCAACGATGCCGTTGATCTTGCGTCCGACCCGGTTCCAGATTTGCACCGGCTGGTGCCGCAATCGCAGCACCTTGCGCTGTTCGGCGTCAAGTTGAGCACCGTGATAATAGCGCCGGGAATCTTTCTGTTCTTCGATCTCCTCGACCTTGGCCGACAGATAGTCCTGCAACTGCCGATGCAGC